ACAGTTCAATAAGTGTATATGGAGACACAAGAGCCATCTGTGACAACTCATTGAATATCTGAGTACCGCGTTCTGCACTATTTACGAGAATACCAAGCGCACGCTCGTTCATTTCGTACTGCGAGCGAACTTCTATAAGGTTTTTGATAAACGACGTACTTGCCCCGACGGTAAAGTAGAAAGCCAGACGATTCTTCATGTAGTTCCAAGAACGACCAAGAGCAGTATTTGAGGCAATCATCTGCTGATTCTTTTGCATTACCTCATCCATGCGTTTCTTGAGTCTATTGTACTCATCATTAACGCTTGAAATCTCTCTCGTCTGAGTAGTAGCATTAAGACCGCTGCGATAAGAAGCAAGTTGGCGCATCTTATAGGCAATGTCGTCAAGAGTCTTTTCTGACAGGCCGAATACTTCTTTCTTTGTTGGTCTGTTTAACTGATTGTTAAGTATCTGCCCCTGCCTCGTAATCTCACGAATCTGTTGTGCAACGGCTTGCCCTTCCTTGCTAAATCTTTGACCGAAGTTCATATTGTTGTACTGTTCGCGCAACTCTTTCAGTCTATCGCTTAGTCGTTTTGCGCTTTCAAGTTCAACGGTAAACGTTGGTACACTTGCGTTCCCCCTCGAAAACATTGTGGAGCGTCTTTGCATCTCATGAACGTTCTCTATAATTTTTGCAGTACCAAGAGCAGACTGTTGTACTTGTTGTTGCGCTTGTGCTTGATTACGTGTTTCCTGTGCGGCTCTGCGTGCTGCTTCTGCTTCGTTTTGCTGTGCTTGAACAATTTGCTCTTCAAGCGACAACAGCAACTGCTTGTCACGCTTGGAAACGTTTGCACGCTCCTTGTCGTAGTAGTTTACGTCGCCAACTACAACGTGTCCTTTATCTTGCCACTCTTTCGTAGCGCGTATGGCAGCGGCTTGTCTCAAAACCTCGTCAGTGTATTTCTTTTCTGACTGTACTGCCGTATTTATGGCACTCGCTTGTTGGTCGAGCGTCATAGCCAACTCTTTTCTTGCCTTCGTCTCTTTTTCGACAGAGGATGTACGTCTTGAACTTCCGCCGTCGGCAGTGCCATTAGAATCAATCTTGAGGTTGCCTAAAGACTTTAGTTTTTTCTCCATCGCATCAACGGTGGAGTTAGTGTCTGTTAGCATTGTGTGCAAACCTCGCTTGACGTTAGCAACAAGGTTTGCTATTGACTGTTGTAACTCCTTGTCATCCAAGGATGCTGATACGATGGTAGGATTTGGCATATCTATATATATTTAAATTGTTATTTCTTCTTTTTGTTGTTCTTTCTTACTGGAATCTCAAACTCCTCGCCTTCTTTGAGTTTTGGAATCTTGAGACCACCCAAGAAGTTGTCAAACTTCTGCTGTGCCTCGTAAGCACTCTTGTAGTCGTTCCAAGCCTTTTTGTCAGTTCCTTTTAGGTACTTCGTGTGAGTGTTGTCAACCGCCATAAACTGAATCTGCGCGATGCTTAGTCGGTATAGGTAGTCGTCTAATCGGTATTGGGTGAAGGCTCTGAGGAAGTCTGAGGCATCCGCAATGACAGTGCTTCCATAAACTGTGATGCTGTCTCCTCCGATTTCTTCTTCCGCATCAGCAGTGAATCCGTAAGCGTATTCACCGATTTTCTGAGTAAAAAAAAACCCGACAAGTCGATGGACTTGATAGCACCAAGTATGATTGCAGCCCATTGGTTTGTGTCAAACGTACTGTTCATCACCTTTGCTTTCATCATGGCAACCATCTTGTCATTCCTTGACATTACGTCATCTACATCTTCGTAGGAATGTATGTCGTCTGGAGTAAACCTATGGTTGCACAGCACGATTGCCATTATCTCACACATTGCATCAAGGTCTGTACATAAGGCTGTTATGACCTTTTGGTCGGTATCTAACGTCTCGTCGGATTTCTTCATATCCATCACAAGGCGACATATACGATTCAGAGAGTAGTAGCGCATGTTCTTCACCACATACTCTTTGTCGCCCAACAAAACCAACGACGGACTGTCATTGATAATGTCTACAATGTCTCTTTTGACTTCAAGTGAAAAGTCTTTCATTACGTCGTCAACCGTTTCTTCTTGTTTCTTCTTTGCCATATTCGTGAACGTTTGTTTGTTAATGTCTATTGCCTCGTGAAACTAAAAAGGGAACACGAATGGGACTAACCCACCGTGTCCCCCCACGTTCACGAAACAAAAGAATTTTCGTTTAAGGCTCTGTAGGAGCTGTGCCGACAATCTTGTACATGTGCTCGACATCGTTGGTGTCAGTCCAGTTCAGAGCAGTGATGGTCACTGCGTAGTTCAGAGCACCGTCCTCGTCCTTCTTGATAGTACCAATGGTCAAACCACGATACAGAACGAGGGCATAGTTACCACGCTGGAACTCCAGCTTCCACTCATGCTCGCTCGTGAAGGCGTTGGCAGCACCCTCATAGGTGTCGGTCTCTGCGTCATACGAACCACCGAACAGAGCGGGAAGCTCATTGAGGTCGTAGTTGGCCAACTCGAAGTTGAAGGTTACTGGATTGCCATCGTAGAAGATGTCGAACGGAGCGTCAAAGAACTCGGCCTCAATCTCGGTTGAATCGGGCTCGTCCTGACCAACAGTCAGACCCTTCAGGACACCACTTACCTTTGTGTACTCGCCGCTGCCACCGACTGCACGGAAGCTCAACATTGCGGTCTTTACAGTTGTTTTCTTTGCCATAATTAAAACGTTTTTAAATGGTTTATAAATAAATTACTATTCACTTTGTTTGTCGATGACGACGATGAACGATTTTACGAATGTGAAGTAGGAGTTGTCAGAACTGGATTCTTCTATGTCGTCCATAGACAAGATACTGTCCTGTTCAATGTAGTAAGTACCCTCGTTTGTTTCCGTCTGCTCCTTGATGACGCTGTTGATGGAGTTTTCCATCGCGGCATAGATGTCATGGTTGACGCGACCTCTTGAAATCTGAGGAACGAATGCCTCGATAAAGCAACGTACACGACCAAATGCCTCTCCAACAAACTCACTCTCATCAACAATACTGCCGACATGGATAACAAGGAAGCCGTCAGTCGTATCAGATTCCGTGAGTTCTTGCGGAACTCGCATATCGTACACATTCTCCGAAACAACTCCGAATAGTAGGTTGTACAAGTAGTCGTATATGTCTATTCTCGATTCGTTTACCATAACATTTTATCCGTTCAAGTTCTTTCTTGCTCTGCTCATCAAAGACTTGCTTGCATACTTTGGAACATAGACCTTGATTCTTGTCCTCGCAGGTTTGAGATTGGACTTTACAATATCATAGAATTGAGACATAACAGCAAACTGTAAAAACATTTGCGTTGTGTTGCCTCCAAACCTCGGAGTGATATTAAATCCCTTTTCCCAATATCCCCAATAAGGAGCAAGAATTGCAAAGAAAACCATCCACTCACCACTCTTGCACTTTTTGTGTGCTTGAGACAAGTATTCTGCTGCAAGTTGATGCCCGTTGACTGGCTCGCCTGCGTCCATCTTTACCCAACTTTTTACAGACTCGCCTACAGCGTGTTTTTTAAACCTTTTGGGGTCTGCAAACTCAACCGTAGACCATCCGTGCAGATAAGACGGCATGTTTGCTTTAGGACTGCGGTAAAAGCCACTTTGAACCATTTCTCCGTTGTAGCATACTCCCCAACAAAGACTATCAAGCAAGTTGCCTGTGTCGTCCATGTGGTGTTTGCTATTGTACGAATTGATAGTCTCTCCAAGCATAATAATGCGTTGTTCTGCATATTCGACAAGACGACGGTTCTGTTCAGCGACAGCGTTAGCCATCATCTGTTCAGCCATCTTAGCGGCATTGAAACCGATTATCTTGCCTTGCTTCATACTCTACCAACTGCTGCGTGTTGCGTAAATACTCACACCTCCAAGTTGCGAAGGGTCTGCATTGTCAACGGTCAGATTGAACGTCTCTCCATAGCGCGTCAACGAAATCTTGTCACCTTTGTGTGGAACTATCCATTTTCCATTTATATCCAATGTCAAAGGAATGGAAATGATATAGGAAGATGTTTGCATTACACGACCTTCCTCGTCGGTTGCCATGTGTTCATCCATCACGCCCTCGTACACGGTAATCACAGTGTCTGGTTGCATACCTTTTCCTGCAATCGTGCGTGTTATCGTTCCCTCATAAGGGTATTCAAGAATCTCGTCTTTCATACACTCATTACATCATCAATAGCCTTGAACTTGATTTTCTTGTTCTCTGCAAGTTCCTCTAAGTCGCCAGCCTTTTCATCGCCGTACTTTTTGTAAATGCGTATAGCGTATTGTATTTTGTCGTCTTGGTAGAAGTCTTGCTCACTGCCAATGGTCTTTTGAAAACCATTGTGCGACTGAGATAAAGAAGCAGTATTAGAAGGTCTTAAAAGCACAGCCGTATAGATGAGGTCTGCTGTCATCAAGTCTCTCTCACGCTTTGTAACAACGGTTTCATCGTACACATCAGCATCGGGGGAGATTCCTCTGTCTAACGCTATTTTCGCAAAGTTCTTCTCTGTAAAGGAAGAATACATTGTTGATGCCTCAAGCCATTCTAATACTGTCATCTTACTAAAACAAACTACTATTACTAAAACAAATACAATTTAACACTAATCAGCAGTTGAGATGTCAACACAAACGTGATACTGCGACTCGTTCAGAACCGTAGCATAACGTCCGAGTGCATCCGTGTGGTACGACTTCAACATACCGTTGGGCACAATCTTGTTGATGATGTACAACAAGTTGTTCCACTTGGCCATAGACCACTGGATGTTGTCGTTAACCTCACCACTACGCATCAGTTTAGCCCACTCAGGAATAGCGTGTACAACAACACCTGCTGCACCCAGAGGACGCAGAACAACGGTATTAGGCTTCCAGCCACGAACAGTGTAGTAAGTGGTGATACCCTGTACAGTCTGCTGCTCACGAACGACACGAATAGGAGCAATCTTTGAGATGCTTGAACGTGTGTAGGCGACGAGCTGCTGCCAAGTGATAGTGGTGGTGTCGAGAGCCGACTGAGAGTTGCTGATGATAACAACCTTGTCAGGAGCTTCCAGACGGATATAACGGTTAACCTCTGCAATGAAGAACTCGTTCTTCAACAGAATGTTGACAACGATGTCATAGGGAATATCCCACTCAAACGGAGTTGACTCGTCGAGGTTGTTTGCAACCTTGAAGTCGTACTCAAACTTCTGCATCTGAGA